CTTTCCAATTTACCCGGAGGACTCAAGACTCGTGGACTCAGAATCAAAGGCGACGACACGCCGATCATGCCCGGAGAGTTCAGGGACGTTGATGTTCCGGGTGGCGTTATTAAAGACAATATCACCTTCCTTCCTTATAAAGAACCTTCTTCGGTCCTTTACCAACTATTGGGTAATATTGTGGAGGAAGGCCGACGCTTTGCGTCAATGGCTGATCTCAAAGTAGCAGACATGAACCAAGAGGCTCCTGTAGGGACCACTCTTGCTATCATGGAGCGGGCAATGAAGGTGCAGTCCGCGATTCAGGCACGTATCCATGCGAGTCTCAAGCAGGAATACAAGATTCTAGCGCAGATCATCCATGATTACACAGATCCCGACTATCCATACGAGACGGATGCGGGCGAAGGCATTAAAGCTGAAGATTTTGATGATCGCATTGATGTGGTGCCTGTTTCGGACCCGAATGCGTCCACCATGGCACAACGCATTATGCAGTATCAAGCTGCTCTGCAATTAGCGGCTCAGGCTCCGAATATGTACGATCTTCCTCTTCTGCATAGGCAGATGATGGAATTGATCGGCATACCTAATGCTGACAAGGTCGTACCCGACGCGGACGAGGTGCCACCCCAGAATCCCGTCAGCGAGAATCAGGATATACTTACGCAGGCACCTGTCAAAGCATATGAGTATCAGGATCATGACGCACATATGCGTGTCCATATGTCTATCAAGAATGATCCGCAGATCGCACAGGAGATGCAGAACAGTCCTGCGGGTCAAGCGATAGCTGGCGCACTCGACTCTCATGTCCGCGAACATTTGGCGTTCATTTTCCGTAAGCAGATCGAAGAAGAGCTTGGCGTGGAACTGCCACCGGAAAATCAGCCGCTACCGGAAGATGTCGAGAAGAGACTCAGCAAGCTCGTTGCCGATGCAGCCGATCAGATGACTGGCAAGAAGCAACAGCAGGCTCAGGCTGCACAGCAAGCCGCGCAACAGAAAGATCCGATCATCCAACAGCGTGAGCGTGAACTCGCTATACGCGAGATGGACGTTCAGCGCAAACAGCAAGCCGATGCGGCGAAACAGCAATTGGAGCAACAGAAGGTTGCCAGCAAGGAGCAACTCGACCAGCAGAAGCTAGGGTTGCTTGAGCAGAAGTTGGACAGTGAACAACAAATAGATGTTGCGGAACTTCAGTTAGAACAGGAGAAGCTTGCGTTGAAGGAACAGGAGTTGGCGATAAAGACGGACGCGGACAATAAGAAAGTCGCGGCTTCTCAGGAGCTTGAAGGCATCAAGCTAGGCAGAGAGATAGCAAAGGATGCCGACAGTGAGTGAGGATGTCTTACTATTGCTCAGAAAAAAAATCAGGGATCAAATGAATGATATAGCCGATCATCTCGCCTTGGGGTCAGCGAAAGATATTGAGGAATACCGAAAAATGTGTGGTGTTATAGAGGGATTGGCTTGGACGGAACGTGAAGTCATAGATTTGGAAGATAAGTTGAGGGATCTTTAATCTGTAAACCGCCGTCATGGCGCAACAACTAACGAGAGGTCTTAATGACTACACTCGCAAAAGAAGTTGTGGAAGAAGTGGCTGCCGATGGAGCTACAGCCAAAGACAGTGAGGAAGGGGTGGATGAGATCAATTATGCGTCACAGTTGCCGGAACCTAAAGGCTATAAGCTATTGATCGCTCTTCCTGATATTGAAGAGGTAACCGAAGGCGGCATCATTAAGTCTGTAGAGTCCCAACACGAAGAGTCGATTGCCACTGTCGTGGGGTGGGTAATGTCGATGGGGCCAGATGCTTACGTCAATTATGGTAGGTTCCCGAATGGACCGTACTGTCAGGTAGGTGATTGGGTAGTTTTCCGGGCATTTAGTGGTACTAGATTAAAAATCCATGGTAAAGAGTTCCGTTTAATCAATGATGATACCGTAGAAGCGGTTGTAGAAGACCCCAGAGGCGTGGAGAGGGCCTAAAATGAGCGACGAAACCGGAAGAATGAGCGAAGAAGACAAGTTTTTGGGCGTCAAAACGACGATTGTGTCGCCCTCAGACACTTCAGCTTCCGCACAAGTTGATGAAATCGATGTCGAGGTTGTGGATGATCGCCCCGAAGATGATCAGCGTCCTGCTGGAGGGGCTACGTCATCAGATGATGACATAGCAACGGATGAAGAAATTTCAAAATATGGGAGCCGCGCCCAGAAACGCATCAAAAAGCTGAAATGGGAGTTTCACGAGGAACGAAGAGCGAAGGAGGCGTCTGAGAGACTTGCAGGTGAGGCTGTGAACTATACACAGAATCTCCAAGTCGAGAACCAACGGCTACTCAAGCTCGTTCAGGATTCGCAGTCCGCTCTTAACCAGCATAGTAAGTATGGTGCGGAGGCTGCGGTTGCCATAGCCGAAGCTAATTTCAAGGAAGCACATGAATCTGGGGAATCAGATCAGATTGCCGCAGCACAGAAAGCTCTCACTAACGCACAGTTGGTACAGGCTTCTGCTCCGGCAATATCAGATAAAGTCGTAGAGAATTGGAAGCAAAATGTGTTGGCTGAACAACGTCAACGGGCTCAACAACAGCCAGCACCCCCCCCAGAGGCACCCCCAGCGGACCCAGCAGCCGTAGAATGGCAGGAAAACAACCCTTGGTTTGGTAATGATGAGGAGATGACAAGCTTTGCGTATGGGGTGCATGAGCGATTGGTTCGCAAAGAGGGTGTTGACCCAGAAACGCAACAGTACTATGAATTAATAGATAAACGTATGCAGGAAGTATTTCCTGACTACTTCGGTACCAACAATCAGAGTTCTTCGGAGCCAGTCGTTGTTGAGGCCGCAACTCGTCGCAAGACGAGCCCCGTGGTTGCGCCAGCTATGAGAAATAATGGTGCCATGCCACGCAAGGTCACATTGACCTCGACCCAAGTCGCACTCGCGAAACGCTTGGGGATAACGCCACAGCAATATGCTACACAGCTAATCAAGGAGATGGTCTGATGGCTGACGAACGCGCTCCGAGGAAGACCAAGTCACTGGAGACTCGTGAAGACGAGGCTCGTGAAATGCCTTGGGAACCCGCATCTATACTTCCAGACCCAGAACCGCAAGACGGGTGGGTGTTCAGATGGGTAAGGACATCAATGGTCGGCACCGCAGATAACATGAATGTGTCAAAACGCTTTCGTGAGGGATGGGAACCAGTTCGTGCCGAAGATCACCCGGAACTACAAATTATGAGCGATCATAAATCGGAATGGGCGCAGAAGGGCGGGATCGAAGTCGGTGGTCTATTGCTCTGTAAGGCACCGGAGGAAACGGTGGAGAAGAGGCGCATTTATTATAAGGATCGCGCTGAATCACAGATGCAAGCCGTCGATAACAACTATATGCGTGAGAACGATCCTAGGATGCCAGTTCTCTCGCCTGATCGTAAAACTCGTGTAGCATTCGGTGGCAAAGGTCGCTGATGCTACGATATGACTAGATAGAGGTACTTATGGCTACTACAGCAGCCCCATACGGGGCCAGACCCATAGGCACTCTTAGTGCTTCGGGTTCATTCACCAGCAAGACTAGAAATCTGCCGATTATTACTACTTACGGCACACAGATTTCCAATGGTGATTTTGTCAAGGTCGCGGCAGACGGTACTATCGCGAAAGATACTGGTACCACTGCTTTGACCGCAGTTGGGATTTTCTTGGGTTGCTCCTACACGGACCCGACGACCAGCCAGAAGACGTTTTCAAATTGGTGGCCTGCATCCAATGCGGCCACTGATGCGATGGCGTATGTGCTGGACGATCCTTTTGTTGTTTTCCAGATGCAAGCCGACGAAGCGTTGAATACCACGGATCGTGGACTTAATGCATCCGTTGTTGTGACAGCCGGTAGCACGACTATCGGTAAGTCCAAGAACGCACTTGATGGTAGTACCCCAGCAACAACGAACACGCTGCCCCTTCGCATCATTGATTTCGTTGACGGGCCTAGCAGCCTGCCCCCGAAGGGGACTACGGCGAGCGATGCTTATCCAGATGTTATCGTGAAGTTCAACGCTGCGTCTAGCGGGTCAGCTTCTAATCATTCCTATTTGAACGCTACTGGCGTATAGGAGAACTGACCAATGGCTATTTCACGCGCACAACTTCTCAAGGAACTGCTTCCGGGGCTCAACGCTCTCTTTGGTCTTGAGTATGCTCATTATGATGACGAACACTCCGATATCTATGAGACGGAAAGCTCTAACAGGTCTTTCGAGGAAGAAGTGAAGCTTTCGGGCTTCGACGCTGCCCCGGTGAAGGATGAGGGGTCAGCGATTTCGTATGATGCCGCGCAGGAGAGCTTTACGGCTCGCTACAATCATGAGACCATCGCCATGGGCTTTGCCATTACGGAAGAGGCTATGGAGGACAATCTCTACGATTCCCTGTCGGCTCGTTACACCAAGGCTTTGGCTCGCGCCATGGCCCATACCAAGCAGGTTAAGGCCGTTGTTCCTTTGAACAATGGGTTTACCAACGCCTATCAGGGCGGCGATGGTGTAAATCTCTTTACAGCGTCAAGTGATGGCGTAACTGGTGGTGACGGTCACCCGCTTGTTTCCGGTGGCAAGAACTCCAACCGTCCAGCGACTGCCGTTGACCTCAACGAGACTTCTCTTGAGGCCGCTGTAATTCAGATTGGCAAATGGA